TGCGAGCTGCGGGATCATGCAGTAGGCCCGCCCGTCCTCCGGCACGTCCCGCTTGTAGAGAGCGGTCGAGACCTGCAGCGCCTTGGCCAGGTCCCAGGCCGCGTCGAATGCCCCAATCACCGTGCCGTAAGTCCCGACGCCGGCATGGATCGCGTCGTATATGATGGCGTCATGCTTGCGACCAAGCGCCAGCGCGGCCTGCTGCTGCGCGACCGCGTTCTCGTTTGCGCTCATGCGATCGAGATCGACCTGGTAGACGTATTCGGCCGCCTGATAGGCCTCGGTCGTCAGCTCGACACGGCTGCGGCCCGCGTTCATCGGCACCAGATCGGAGCCGATTTCCATTTTCCGGGCGGACCCTTTTCCGGCCTTCGGAAAATACATCTTCTTGCCGTCGATCTGCGCCGGCGGCATATACGTGCCCCGCAGGACGTGGCCCTGCGATTGGTATTCCATCAGCACGCCGGATTTGTATTTCTCGACGTACCAGGTGCTTGCTTCGGTAGCCATTTGCTGCTCTCACGGTTTGATCGTTTGCGTGCGCTGCCGCCGAGTGCCGCGACGTGAGAGCGGGCCTGACAATCAGGCAATGCCTGATCCGGGTGCCACCGCCGGCGCGGGTCCTGCTGCAAAGCTGCAGCAATCTACGCGCGCGACGGTGCGGGGGGGCCTAAGCCGCCGCGCCATAGAACTGCTTGAACATCTCATCGGTCTGCTGCGCGAACGCCGGATCGAACTCAGGCGCAAGCGCCTGGTTGCGCGGGTCCGCGATGCGCCGATCAAGATCCGCCTTCGTCAATGCCTGCCCCGCGCCGGTGCCGCCGGTCTGCACGCCGACCTCCCGCATCTGCCCGCGCAACGCCTTCAGCGCCAAGATGCCATCGGCTGTCTCCGCCAGACCGCGCAGAACGTTGGCCTGATCCGCCGTCAGCGTCTTGTCAGCCACCAGACCGTCGATATATGTCGTCGCGTCCGTCCAGGCCGCCGCCGCCGCGTTGAGCACATCCTGCTCCGACATGCGCGCGGCGCCATCACCAGCGAGCTTTTTTGCCTCCGCTGTCACGTCGACGCCACCGAGCTTGCCCTGCGCCAGCAGCTCCCCGTGGAAGTCCTGTACGAAGCCCGCGAACTGCTCCTGCGTAAGCCCGTGCTTGTGCGCGATGTTCCGGGCAACAGCAAGCGTTTCGTCCTGCGCCGGATCGCCAACCACCGCCAGCACATCCTCGCTGAATTCGACCTTGTAGTCGTCCGGATTGTCGACGGCCTTGCCGCGCTTGCCCATTTCTTCGCGCGCGCCGCTGTAGGCGGCGAACACTTTTTCCAGCGCCTGCTCCGGCGTGTCGCCGCGCAAATGCTGCGGCAGGCGATCCATGATCGTCCCGCCTTGCTCGCCGCCCGCCGGTTGCGCGCCCGCTGCCTCGTACGGATTGACCGGCGCGGCTGCCGCCGCTGGCGCTTCCCCGCCGCCCGGCGCTCCGCCTTCACCGCCACCCGCGGCTTCGGCTGTGTTGAACGTCATCACAGTCCACATCGCAATCATGCATCATCCGCGCCCGGCGCGGCTCCCTGCTCCATCAATTGCATCAACTCCCGCACGAGATGCCGGCGCGCCTCATGCCAGATGACGCTCGCCGTCAACCCTTCGAGACCAAGGCCGATCAAATTCGGATCGCCTAGGTCCGGCACCGCCTGGTGCATCAACGTCCGGTCAACGAGATACTGCAGCGTCGCCCGGCCAGCCTCGCCGGCAAAGGTCTGCGCGACATGCTCGGCCAGACGCGCCTGCGGATCGTCGACCTCGGCCGGACGCTGGCCACCGAAGTTTGCCTCGATCTCCTGGACACCGCCCCAGCCGTCCGTTTGCCCGAGCAATCGCGAAAGAGGATCTGTCAATTCACTGCTCCATTCACGATATCCTGCGCTTGTGGCGGCTGCTGCTGCGGCGCGGCCTTCGCCGCCTCGATCGCCATCGCCGCCTGCTCGCGCTGCGCCTCTTGCTGCCGCACCTGGTCACGCTCCGCCTGCGATGGAATGTGGCGCTCCTTGACGCCCATCCATTTCGCCAGCTCGGTCAGCACGTCATCATCGCGCAGCGCCAGGCTCATTTTGTCCGGCCACAGGCCGGCCACGACCTGCGCAAAATCAACGACCGCTTTCGCGTCCTTCGCCATCGCAGCCTGCACGATCGGCGAGACCACGCGCAGACCGACCGCCAGCTGATCGATGTTGAGGCGGTCAGTCGGCAAGATCTTGCGATTGGCCAGGATCTCGTTCGCGCGTTGCACGACCGGCGTCACGATCTCGAGCTGCTGGCGCGCAAGCAACCCGACCATCTCCTCGCCGCCGTCTTTCAGGCGCTCGAGAATTTCAGTCGGCGAGCGCACAGAGCCCGCAGCCGGCGGCATCGTGCGATCCATCTGCGCCTGGCGGATCTGCTCGCGCTCATCCTCGGTGATGATCCGGCTTAGATCATAATCGCCCGGAATGTTGAGCTTTTGCACGCTCGGCCCGAAGGCGCCGCTGGTTGCGTTCGAGCGCACCGGCCAGAACGCACCTGGCGCGAATTTCGCCGTCTTGGGATTGAAGCCGCTGCCGTCTTGATACGCCCAGATCCCGAACAGCGCGATGGCCGCTGCTTTCAGGTCGTACTCGCGCACCTTGTTCAGCGTTTTGGTGCCCGGCAATGACAGCAGTCCCGCACCGAAGCCCTCCGCCTCACCTGCACAAACGAACATGCGCGGCGTGATCCACGGGCTGGCGCGATAGGTCTCGTCGAATATCAGATCCTCATCATCACCGCGCCCGCCGCCGCCAGCCTGGCCGTCCCGGTTTTGCAGCCGGAACACATAAAGCCGCCAGCGCCGCTCATCCTGATGCCACACCGTCGACTGGCAAATCGTGACGGGCTTGTCCTCTTCGTCCTTGATGATGCGCCGCAACTCTTCCGAAAACCTCCCTTTCGGCCACATCTCCGCGATCTCATAGGCGCGGAACGATCGCGCCCAGTGCCGGCCAGTGATGTCCCCGTAAGGCCCGCGCTCCAGCGCCACCTCGCACTTCGGCACGGCGACGGTGCGGATCGGATTATAATCGTCTCCCTCCAGCATCAGCATCGCGCCGGTGCCGACAAACTGATCCAAAAACATCTCGTTGGTAGAGACGTGAAAGCTCGAATTGTTGAGCGCGCCATGCTGGATCATGGCGTACCGCTCCAGCTCCTCGTTGAGCGACTTGACCTCCGCCTGCCCTTGCGCCGCCAGCATCGGACCAGCCTCGAGCTGGAAGAACGCCTCGCCCGGCGGCATCAGGAACTGCTGCGCGCGGCCGGCGTATCGCGGCGCGCCACGCAACGGCGTGCTGTCGAAAATCTTATTGAGCGACGGCGGGCCAGGCTGCCGGTTGAGCGCGCCTTGCCGGTACGGCATCAGGTAATCGTACACATCCTGATAGACGTGGTTCCAGTGCTGCAGCGTCTGCAGAGCCGTTGCCGCCCGCTTGCGGATGCGCTTGTTATCTAGCCTGGCCAATGCGTCACCCAAGCGACGAACTGCTGCTCAGCAGGCGCGAGAGGCCCTGCTGACCTGCTTCGAAGAAATTGAGCAGGCGCCGACGCCCACCCGTGGAACGCACACGGCGGCGCTTGTCCGCCGCCGCATCCGCCTCAGACGCGCGCCGATCCAGGGCATCCTGCTGACGCTGCGCCGCCGCCGCCTTTTCCGCTTGCAACCGTGCCGCCGCCTGCCGCGCCGCAGCTTGCTGCGCCGACGTGTCGACGGCTGGCGCGCTTGGGCTTGGCCCGCCACTGACCAGCGTGCTAATTCCGCGCCCTACACCGCGCGCCGCGCTAACCACTCTCGACATGCTGCCACCTCCACACGATCATGTGACCATCAAGATGATCACGAACAAAACCGAGCACTTGCGCGAGGCGCTGCCCGGAGCGGTTGCGCACATGCGTGCGCGTCATGATGTTGCCGAGCGCATACCGCTGGTCCACCTCGATCTGCGCACGACACATCGGCACCAGCGTGCGCAAATGTTGCGACGCACCGGCGCCGGGCGAGAACCACGCCTCCGACTGACTGCGCGCATGCATGATACCGGCCAGCAAACACGGGGGGGCTTCAGCCGAAGGCCGGAACGCCCAGGCGCGGCCGTGCGCGATTTGCACGAGCAACAATCGGTGATGGCCGGGACGGGTGATGCCGCGCGCGGCCAGGAACTCCGCCCAATTCTCGTAATCAGCGCGCTCCTGGATCATGCGAAGACATTGAACTCCGTGTTGCCGACCACAGCGCCACCATCGGCCGGCAGTGGCAGGCGCGTGCCCGTGCGATTGCCGATCACGGCCTCTTTCCCGCGCCGACCCAGGCAGAGGTATTGCAGCGCATCATGCACGTGCGACCATTCATTCTTTTGCGGCCTGAACGCATATCCATCACCCAAATCGGAGCGGACCTTGACGAAGCGATAGTGGCTGGCGAAACCCTTCCGCAAATCCGGGCACGCCGAAGAAACGACCAAGCCGGGAAGGCGGCCGTCGATCATGTGCACCAGCATTTGGCTCACCGCGTCCTGTCTGATGCCGGGCTCGTTCGATGGCGCAGGCTGCATCCGGATGCCCGTTGCGCGCTCGACAATCTCCACCCAATTCAGCTCGCCGCCCTCCGCGTCCGCGCCGTTGTACGCCGTCGGATCGACCCACCCCTCGCCGATCGGCACGCCCCGCGCCTCGGTGTCAAGCCACCGCGCCAGCGCTTCCCCGAACCGCGTCGGCCCCATGTGCCCGGGCAGGAACTCCGCAACGATGCGCATCTGCCCATTCGGCGTTTCCTGCCCGGCAACCGCCGACGGATGCAAACCCGCATCGAAACCGAAATGCAGCGGCAGAGCGCGCAGGATCGGCAGCGGCTCGCGCGACGCATGCAGGCTGTCGTTATAGACCTCATAGACGGGCTTGCCGTGGCGAGAATATCCGGATTTGTTATCGATCATCCGCGCCACCCACCAGGGTTGGTGCGCGTTCGCGGCCGCCAATCGCGTGTAATAGTTCTCCGGCAGATTGTGGAGGTTTTCGGCACCCGGATCACGACCGCCCGGCTGCAGGAAGTAAGCCGACCGGCCCAGCTCGGCAATCTGATCATCCAGCTCCCCGAACTTGAGGCGCATCAGCCAGCTATCGGGCTCAGGCGCGTTGAGATCCCCGATCACCCCGTAATCGAACGACGCACCCGGCGGCAGATCCTTCATCGACGGGAAGCGGCCGCAGCGGCCGAGCGCATATGTCAGCACATCCTCCGGCTGAAGATTGGCTTCGTTCAGATAGATATCGGTGACCTCGTAACCGCCCATGAAGTCCTCGACATCGCTGTCGCCGACTGCCGCGAATTCGATGTCGAAATCGGTCCGCACGCTATCGAGATCAACCAGCGTGAGCTGGTGACGCGATGGACGGTCCTGCCCGCCGCTCCATCCTTTGTCTTTCGGGAACCACTTCGTCCACGAGCGAATTGCCGTCCGCTCCATGCGCCGATACGTGTCTCGCAACACCAGCGCCCGGTATCGCCGCACGCCATCTTTGCAGATCGGCATGCGCATCGCCCGCGCAATCAGCTTGAAAAAGCACGTCGTCGTCTTGGCGCTACCGTAAGGCCCCTGGATGAAGCTCAGAAACGAGCGATCTTCGAAAAACGCCTGCGCAACCGGGCCGGGGTGCCGATAGTTTGTCAGATCAAAGCGCTCCGGCCCGACCTCGTGCTCCGATAGCTCTTCGAGATCCGCAAATGTAACAAACGATCCGTCGCTTTCGGACATTCCCCCCGACCCCCATCAGTCCAAAGTTTCGGCCGCCCACCTCAATCATCGCGGGCGGCATCTACAGGCAGTAGAAGGCGTCTATCACGGCGCGGTCGCAGGGGGGCCTGGCAGTCTGGCAAGCCTTCAGTGTGTGAGAGGGGTGCCCCCATAAATCTGAAGAGGCGCGGTCTCCGGGGGGCGGGTGCCCATCTGCTCCCCCTGAGATCAAGGGGGGGTGCGACTGATATTCAATCAGCCGCCAACGGGCTCAAATGCTAGGCAGATCAATCGCTTGACACATCGTCCGACGATTGCGCATCCGACACAGCAACCTCGCCATCGATAAGCCCTTGATTTTGCTGGCTATCATCCAGCAGCGTCCAGCCCAGCTCACTGCCTGCCTGCTGCTTCTGCTCGACAGTCATCTGCCCGATCACGATCACCGTCCGGTTGCCCTGCTCGCCCTGGTCCTCGATGGCCAGAGGCAGCTTCTGCTCGACGTAGGGCAACACTGCCTGCGCGGCCTGCACCTGAATGCGCAGGGCCGCCTCGGTGCTGGTGCTTAGCTCATCCGCAAGATCCGCCGTCCGCGCGCGATAGACACCCGCCAGGAACTCCAGCGGCAGGCTCCCCGTGGCCTCGAACCATTTCTGCCAGTGCCTGGTGCGCTTGTTCTTCGCCCCCGCAGGCCGGCCTGGTCCGCGCGGCCCTTGCGGCTCTTCAGCATGCGCCCCAGGCGCCGCCGGCAGCATGCTCATCTGGCGGCCGACCGGGGCCGCCGAGGCCCCCTCGGCCGCCCCCATCACGTCCGCGCGATACCCCGATTTGCCATTATCAGCCATTCCAGCCCCATATTTTATTCAATCCGCCATCTGGAACACCGCTGGAACGCTCCAAGATTTGAGTGTTCCAGCTTAAGCTACTGCAATCATTATCGTTATAAACATCTGGAACGGTGGAACGGTGGAACACCATCACCCCTATACGCGCGCGCGCGCGGAAGCGCTCTAATGCGTTCCACCGTTCCACCGTTCCAGATTGTGATTTAGTGTTATGTTTCAACGCCTTGCGGCGGAACACTGACCGGAACACTGATGCGATGAGTGTTCCGGTCAAGATCAGGTCCGAGATGCACAACCGGCGCCCGAACTGGATGTTTGATCTGCTTCGGGGTCGGGGGTCAAGAGGTCGGGAGACTGTTCGCGCGGCTATGTTGCTCGATGTCATCACGACAGCAGCGGCTGCCCGCCGTCCTCGTCATCCATCAGGCCGCCAGGCCCATAGAGCGCATCGATCGAGATCAAGGTGCAGCGGCATTTCACGCCGTTCACGCGCGGCGCTCCCGTGGTCCACATGCTCTCACGCGGCCCCTG